ACTGATAGATCCAAACACAGGACAATATAATTTAAAATATAATCAGCAAAACCTCTTGGAAGATTTTATAGTCCCAGTAAGAGGCAATGATACTTCTACAAGGATAGATACAGCAAAGGGATTAGAGTATAATGCAATAGAAGATGTTGTATACTTTAGAGAAAAGCTTTTTGCGGCGTTAAAGATACCTAAGGCGTTTATGGGATATGAAAAGGATCTTACTGGTAAAGCTACATTGGCAGCAGAAGACATTAGATTTGCTCGTACCGTGGAAAGATTACAAAGGATTGTAGTATCTGAGCTTAAGAAGATAGCACTGGTTCATTTATATGCAAACGGATTTACAGACGAATCAATGGCAAATTTCACATTAAGCTTAACAAATCCATCCATCATATATGATCAGGAGCGGATAGCAATGTTCAAAGAGAAGATTGATCTTACTGCTCAAGCAATGGAAGGCAATATACTTCCTAAAGAGTATATCTGGGAAAATATATTCCATCTTTCTCCTGATTCATTTGGTGAGCTTGAGGATATGATCATTGAAGATCAAAAGAAGAAATTTAGATACGATCAAATAGAAACCGAAGGAAATGATCCTATGGAATCAGGCACGGCATATGGAACACCTCATCAGATAGCTGGATTATATGGAGGTAAACCAACTCTAGATGTTCCAGATGGTTACAATGAAACAAATCCAAATGAGCCAGTAAAGATGCCGGGGAGACCAGAGAAATACAAATCGATCATAGGAACTGATAAAAGTAAATTTGGCAGAGATCCAATAGGCAGAAAAGGTATGGGATCTAATATGGAACGTGGAGAAGACAAAGTAGAATATAAAGGTGGACCATTAAGCTTTGAGAGTACAAGAGCGGTGTATCTTCAGAATAGGGATAGTATGGCTAAAATGTTTGCTGGGAAGAAAGTATCTCTATTTGAGAACCAAAGTATGACTGGTGGACTATTAGATGAAAGAAACATAAAGGACGATAATACCGAAGCGTAATTACATATATTTATAAGCAGAACTGATTCAATTCATGACATCACTCAAACATTCGAAATACAGAAATTCCGGCATACTTTTTGAGTTGCTTGTTAGACAAACCACGGCAGACTTTATTGCCAATAGGGAGTCAAAAGCAGTAAAGATACTCAAGAAGTATTTTACCAATACTGAATTAGGAAAGGAGTATGCTCTTTATAATGGAGTAGTAACAAGTCCTAAACTCTCAGAATCTAAAGCAGAAATGCTAATCTCTACAATTTTAGAGCAGTATAAAAAGCTTGATAAAGAAGCAATACAGAAACTAAAGTATAACCTTATAAGAGAAATCAAGTCTGGGTATGATATTGACGATTTCTTTAAAGCTAAGGTAGATAATTACAAAACGCTTGCTGCAATATATAATACACTCGAATCTCAAAATACAAAAGATGTCGATATTAAGCAAGTCTTCCTAAATAAAGTCGTAGTATTAGAGCATGTGACAAAATCCAAACTTGAAAATATGCCAGCTTCCAAAAATATCATGGAAGAGTTAATGCAAGAAGATAAAGAAATACGATTACTTACATACAAGATACTAGTAGAGAAATTCAATGAGAAGTATGATAATATGTCAATACGACAAAAAGACGTTCTCAATAATTATATCACTAGCATATCCAATACAACAAAACTCAATTCTTACGTAAACCAACAGCTGATAGAGATCAAAGCAGACATAGTGAAGCTCTCTAAAAAGGTCACTGATCCAGTAGTAAAGATAAAGCTGGACGAAGTCATAAAGCTAGTTCAACCTATAAAGGAAGGAAAAAGAGTAAAAGACGAAACCATATCAGGACTATTACAGTACATTGATCTTATAGACGAGCTTAAAAAGATACATAAATGAGCGATATGCAATCGATGGTAGATAGGATGCACAGTGATGCTAATCAACCATCACCTGAAGAACAAGAGATGGCTGAGCAGCTTATAGATATGTTACTTGCAGCTGTAGAATCTGGAAAAATAACTGCCGAAGAAGCCAAAGAGATTATACGGAATGCTCCAAATACAATGGATGAGATGTCAGCTACTGGAGGCGGAGTTAGTTCTGGAGGTGCTACATTTACTCCAGGTTCAGGTATGCAATATGCCCAGGCACTTGATAAGCCAAAAAGTAAACCAAAAAAAGAAACAAAAGATAAAGAGCCAAAACTTGCTGCAGGTAAACTCAAAAAGAATTATGCAGTTGATAAGTTTGGATTTACGCCAGCCCCTTCAATACCCAATCGTCCTTCCACAGGAGGATTCCAATACAGAGCGCTATGGGATGAATCACAGGAGTTGCAAGAAAACTATTCTAGATTTAAAAAAGCCACTCGTGAAAGAGATAGCTCTGGACAATATCATACGGGCGTAATTATCGTGAGAAAGAAACTTGCTGAAGTTAATAAGATGATGGAATATCTCGCAACTCTAAAAAGTGATCTGACTACTGCCGGAATGGTAAATGAAACATCTCATACTAAGAAGTCTCTAGAAAAGATGACAGAGATGATAAAGAGCATTTATATAAAACACAAAAAATTAAAATAATATGGAAAAAGTTTTATTTGGAATTAAGAATAAAGGAAAAGCTAAAAAATCTTACAATAAAAACTCTAAAAGACCAAAGGCATACAGAGGTCAGGGACGATAATTGATATTTATTACTAAAAATACAAAAAGATGACAGTAGCAAACTTATTTGCAAAACATAGAGCCGGGGATATTTCAAAAGAAAAATTTCTATATGAAGTTCGTAAGGATGCTCAACTTCCGTTTATAAATAATTTAACTTCATATGATGATGCTATCAAGATACTGAAGCAGAAGTCTGTGATCAAAGAAGCTTTACAAGAGGCAGATATAGACAGCGACTATTTAGAATTTAGCGATGGTGAATCTGTCGTGTCAATGCATAAGGACGGTGGTAAGTGGGTAGAAGGAGATGTGATAGAAGGAGAAAAACCATACGGTTGGGGAGGAAAGACTTATATGAGCTATCTTTCACCAAAAGAAATTGCAAGATATCTTAGACAAGACTATGGTGGAGATTGGCAAGTTTCTGATGAAAATACTGATTATAGTGATGAACCATTAGATGAACAAGTCAATACTCAAGACAAATTTGACGTAGTCCTAGTAAATGGAGAAAAGTACAGCAATGTTACTTTTAAATCAAGTGACTCTTTTGAAACCGAGGATGGGAAATCTATGATGCATCAGCAGATTAAATCATCAAAGAAAGCTGGAGGATTAGATGAAGCACAAAATTCAGAAGTCAAAGTTGGAAATACCTACGAATACTCTATGGCTCCTGGAGATACTTTGACTATTGATTCTATAGATGGAGACGATATGAAAGTTACTACTCTGCAAAAAGGAAAGAAATACAATGGTGAAGAGACAAAATCATGGGTAGAACAGGCAATTCGGATGGGTTTACTAAATCTAAAAGAAAGTAAATCACCTAAAAAAATAATCAAAGAACAAGCAGATCTTTTTCTTACAATAGATAGAATGAATCCTATCTTGGTAAATAAAGCTGTAAACGTAGAACTTGCAAAGCTTCCTGAAATAAATGCAGCTATATACCAAAAGACACTTGAGAAGGTAGTAAACAAACTCAAGAAAGATCCAAGGTGTTATGACGATGTATTTGTATCAAACGCAAAGGAGATCAATAAGGTAGATGAGAAGCGTAAGATGATCCCAGTAAAGAAAGAACTTAAAGATCCATATCATCAGATGAAGTCTCCTAAAGGTCTTGAAAAGCATAAAACAAATACGAAAGCTTCTACAAAAGAGAACAAGAAAGGAAAGCCAAAAGGAGTAAAGGAGATGTCAAGCGTTGCTAAGGGTCATAAAGGTCTGAAGCAAATGAAGCAACCTGAAAAAAAGCACAAGGTAATGGAGGCTATAGAGACTTTTTTAAAGAAAAAGCTAACTGAGGATAGTCACCATGTATACGGAATAGGCATGGGAGTAGAAACGCCAGATGGACCAGGAACTGTAAAAGCAATAGTAGGATCAACGCTCACTGTAGAATTAGGAGAAGGCGCACATAAGGACTATCAGATGAATATTATCAACCACCATTCTGGACATCATGATAGCGTTCCAAATGAGCTTGATAATGCAAAGATAAAGAAATTTGACGCAAAAGCAAAACCTGGAGTTAAGACTGTGGATGAGAAAAAGGACGACGTGATCAAAAAAGTAATGGAGTTCCTTAAGAAGAAAAAGAAAAAAGAGGTGGATGAAGTTGCGACAGCTAAAACAACTGACGCCGCTCATAATCAATCAGTGCTAAATAAACTAAATAAAGTCCAAGGACCAGCAAGAGCAGATATGCAAAAAGCTTTTAATTCAGGACAAGCAATAGATATATAATATGAAACCACAACTTCTCATAGAGTATTCAGTATTTAAACCACTTAGTCACCTTAAAGAAGGACTTCGAGGAAATGGCAATATGATAGTTGTCGGTAAGCTGTCTTCTGCTGATATTCCAAATGCAAATTCACGTATCTATCCCCATGATATACTTATGTCCCAAGCACAGAAATATGCTGAAGGACCTATAAAGGAAAGAAGAGCATTCGGAGAATTAGACCATCCAGAGACAAGCATCATCAACTTAAAGAACGTAAGCCACAATATCATGGAAATATGGTGGGAAGGCAAAGATCTATATGGCAGAGTTGAAATACTCCCTACACCATCCGGAAACATCCTAAAGACGCTGTTTGAGAATAACCTCTCAGTGGGTATATCATCAAGAGCTATGGGATCAGTTACACAAATAGGAGAAGGGTTGGTGCAGGTAGAAGACGATTTAGATCTTATTGGGTGGGATTTTGTCTCGCAACCCTCAAATTTCGGTTCCTATATGCACCAAGAAGGCAAAAAAGGGCTTAAAGAATCGATAGATCATTCTGTATCAGTAGATAAATATTCTAGAATTCATAAGTTAATTTCAGAGATCATCTGTTCACAGTCAGGGATTTGCTGTCTCCAATAAATAATATACAAATAAAAATGATAGAATACGTCTTTTTGACGTATTTTTTTTGTCAAAACTCGATTCTCGTCAAAAGTTGTATATTTATCAACAGATGCGTCTTCCCAATATGACGCTATTACATTAATTTCCCATATCGTTCCATATCCTCAATGAACGATTAAGACAATCCAAAAAACTATAAAAAAGTATGGAAAGTATTTACACACAAGCAGTGCTTGATGCTAAAGCAGTACGTGCTAGCGCAATGGCCAATGCCAAGGCAGCGATACAAGAAGCATTCGAGCCAAAAATTAAAGCGATGTTAAAGAAACACATCGTAGAATCAGAAGAAGATGAAATGGATGAAGCAGAGCACATCGTTCACACAAAGAAGTCAGTTCGTAGTCATGAAGCCGGTTTCAAACACGCTCCAGCTCCTAAAGACGCAATCGAAGATCTCGAAGAATATGACGAGATGGACGAATCTGAAGAAGAAATGAATGAAGGATCTTTTACATTTGATTATAATGATGCTGAATATGTTCAGACATTGTTAAATAAAGCTGGAATTAAAGCTATGGCAAGACCTGGAACTTTTGATGATGAAGTGGAAGTATCTGGTGATGCTAAAGCAATAAAACAAGCTAAAAAAATATTAGGTGATGAATTCGATTTAGGTATGGACGAAAATCTTGGTGCTGAATATGGTTCAGGACCTGCAGAAGAAGAAGATCCAGGTAACTTAGATGAAAAGTATCTTGATGAGATCCTAGACGAACTTGAAGAAATGGACGAAGCTCACCACGAAGAAGACGACGAAGAAGACGAAATGGATGAAGCCAAAGAACTCGATGAAGCTGAAGAAATGGATGAGGCTAAAGATGAAGACGACGAGACTGAAGAAGACGAATCAGACGAAGATGACAAAGAAGCTCCTGAATCTGAAGAAGACACCAAAGTCGTTGACGTAACACTCGGAGACCTTGTAAATGCAATCAAAGCTGCAATGGCTGGCCACGAAGGTGGAGAAGGCGCAGAAGCTGGCGATGATGAAGTTTCTCTTGATGAAATCCTTGCTGAACTCGAAGACGAAGGCGAAGAGGATGATGAAGAAGAAGACGAAATGGACGAAGCTAAGCATCACATGGAAGAAGCCAAAAAGAAAATGCACGAGAAGAAGAAGATGGAAGAGAAGAAGAAGATGGCAGAAAAGAAAGAACTCGAAGAGGCTAAGAAAGCAATCAAACTGATGCAGAAAGAGCTGAATGAGATCAACCTTCTGAACGCTAAACTTCTTTATGTTAACAAGATCTTCAAATCTAAATCTCTTACTGAAGCACAAAAAGTAAAGGTCCTGAATGCATTCGATAGAGCGACGTCGGTTAAAGAAGTGAAGAACACATTTAAGTTCATCAGCGAATCAATAACTGTTGCTCCTAAGAAACAATTAAAAGAATCCTTCTCAGGATTTGCATCTAAGCCAACAGGCGGAGCTCCAAAAGGAAATACATTGGAGTCTGATCCCTTCATAGCAAGAATGCAGAAACTAGCAGGCATTTAATTCAGAAACACATAATTTAAAAACTAAAAAACAAACAAAATGAATCTAGTAAATTCCCTTTTACAAGAATCTGCACAGAATGCCTACGGGACTACACTGTCAGTTTCTCAAAGACTCGTTAAGAAGTGGGGCAAATCAGGCCTGCTTAAAAACTTGAACGAGCATGACTCTAGGACGATGGCGATGATCCTTGAGAATC